AATTGACCTTTAAAACCCCTTTTATATTTTTATAGTCAATGTGTAGGGTACTCTACAGCAATCTACAAACATTGAGGTAATTTTAGACACCCTCCCCTAATATTATGTTAACTTAGCTATGAAATATGGGGCGCACAATATGAGTTATGACAAGTAGTTTACTGATTATGTCAACTATTTTTAGCTTAAGGGTTAGACATTATGGGAGTATCACCACACACAATCTTCTTGACTTTATGTCCATCCCATAATTTCTTAACCTGGTCTTTCTTGATAATGAGTAAGGGTTCAAGCCAATTTGCCAACATTAATGCTTTATTATCAGTAATAATCCACTGATAAATGGTCTTCCACTTAGGGTTCTTATGTTTCCTTGTAGTTATGTATCCACCGAATGTATCCTTTAACCATAACATAATATCATAGTTAGTATTACACACGATTAATCTAGGTTGTTTATGTATATAGCCTTTACTGTTCTTGCTATGAGCTAGATAGAAACAACCCTCACCATCTACTAACCCCGCTAAGTAGCTCATATCTTCTCTCGTTTGGAATCCGTTTATATCCAAATCTCTACCCCAATTACGCAATAGTATAATTCATCACTGGACGGATTAAAGGATTATTACGCATTATGTACACCATAGACTATTAAACTAATAGAAGCGATAATAAACCACGTTACACCAGTTAACCCAAGTAATATCCACATTATTCTATTGGCTATAGTAAGTGTTTTATCAAGCATTTTTCTTTATTCTACTTTAGCTAAATTACCAAGTGACTTATCATCATTAATAAATACCATATACCCATTTAATTCACCGCTGGTTGTTGAGTGAATTAATAACGGAATAATAGCATAATCATTATCTATTAATTTACTATTACTAATATATAAACCTTTTTCTTTAATTTCCTTTAAAGTAATGTTCATTCTGTTGTCTCCCTATTCTTTAGTCTATCCAAGACATACCTACCATACAGAGTACTCACTTCACCGGATTCTGTATCAATCCAGGTATCATAGTCCTTGGCTATTTCACAAGTAATAGGTATAGGGGGAATACTGTTAGCGTATAGCCCTCTACATTTCTCTTTACAGTCTACACATTTAATTATCATCGGGTTTACCTGTTAATTCTATTTGGTGCATCCCATAAAGTTCCCCCTCTAAGGACTCTACACCTAAAATCTTGCCGGACTTTGCAACTACAATTTTCCATAGATTTATAGGCTTTTTATTTATAGTATCAAATGCTGTGTATTTGTAATTATTGATTATCACCATTAACCTCTTATGCTATGTTAATTCCCTTGAAAGTAACTATTATCCCTTTAAAGGCTTAGAATAACCAAATGTAATAAACCCAAAATCAATTAACTTATGAACACGATTCTCATAATGAGTAGAGTTATTCCAGCGATACATAGAATACCAATTGCGTATAAACATCCACTTTATAGGGCGGAAACAAAGTATAATCTCCATAATATCCTCCAAGAGTCGTAACACCGTTACGAGATTCTACTTTAAATGAACAAATTCCCCATATTCACTAAATATTACTAATAACTCTGCGTAAAGTACGCTATCTATAATAACATGGTCTTTATCTAACCCTAATTGTTCCTCCATTTTTGGATGATTGTGTAGTTTATTCTTTAGTTTCATTCCAACCTCCATTCTTTTAGTTTGCTATGCCATAATTCCGTTGGTAAGGTAAACACAACATTTTCACCATCTTTAGTAAATTGTCTTTTAATATCATAATGAAGCAGTTCTATTACTTCATTAATTCCCTCTTGTTTATAGAAAATATCTCTTGCAGTAATTAAAGGATATAAAACATAAAAATTAACACCTAATTCTTCTGCTATCCGTTCTATCGTTTTAGCCATAATTTTAATATCCTTAATTTCTTCCATATTTAGCCTTCAATGCTCTGATATCTTCTCCGTGAAGTAACCCCAGTATAGTATAAAAATCTACCCTTGCAAAATATCCGTTGATTTTCATTGTGTATTCAATCCTACCATCTAAAAGGTGTGCGTTAGCTTCTTTTTTAATGGCAACTTCGCTTCTTTGAATTGCTTGATTGATTTCATTTACCTTAATTTGTTTATTCATACCTATATTATAAAGTAAAATAGTAAGTTTGTCAAGTACTTCTAGAGATTTATTTTAATTGGTTTCATTGTCAACCTCTTTAATTATTTCACCCTCAATTACATCATCTATTGTATTAACAGGTTTACCGGAATTTAGTTCCTTGAGTTTGTCTTTATCTGTTTGAGATATAGTTACTTCAGTCTTTGGGGGTAGTTCTTTATAGTCCGGCCTGGGGACTGCTGATATTACCCTTACATTATGTTCAGCATGAATATCTACCTTAGATGTTCCTTTAAATCCTGGCTCATAAGCATTTAATGCCGCAATCGCTCCTGTAACTGCATTTCTATCTGTCTTTAAGATTTTACCACCTATAACATCCGCTATATATTCCTTGCCTTTATCTGCGAGGTTTTGATTGCCTTCGGCGATTGCTTCTCGAACGTCTTTAGCAAAATTCTTATGTAGTTTGATTTCATCGTTTAATTGATGTATCGTTATCCCTACAGCCAAACAACCGTCTCTTTTAACACCACGTTCACGTATCGCTAATATGATTTGAGCCTTTTGCTCACTAGTTAATTTCATAATCCCCATTCCTTGAGTTTCTCATTCCAACAATCCAGCCCTTGCATTTCCTCAACGGTAATAACATCATTAAAATGGCTTCTTATAAAGTCAACTACCTCTTTACGCCCTGCCTGTCGTTCACCACATTTAGCACAAGGATTCCCATACCGTGGGGAATACTTATTATTAGCAACACGTTCTCTAATCGTTTGCACTTTGCTTTTTGTTTCCATAATTACCTCTTAATATTAGGGTTACGACTTATTGGCTAGCTCTAAAAGTATATAGGCATGACACGCCTTAGGAGCACACCAACATACTAAATCTTTACCTTTAATTTCATCTAACCAGTGAGGCTCAATTTTAATTTTAGATAGTGCATATTGTCTAAAAAGGTTTATGACTGCATCTCTGTCTATTTTACGCCCGTCTACAATACCTATCTTAAAAGGATTACCCCACTTTGAAGGGCTCCCAACATAAACGGCATCTTTAGGGCAATTTGGGTCTCGTTTGTTCCATACTTTCATAATATCCTCCCTTATTGGGAGAACTAGGGGCTGGGCATGAGCGTCAAACTCAATCCACTTACCTCGTAGTTGCTTTTACAACATCGGTATATTTACCCCTAATTCTCTTTTGTCCGGTTAGTAGTTGGTCTTTAGTCAAGTAAGGGCTTTACTACCGTTATAGTGCTTCCCCCAACGCCTTAGAGTAACCGGACTTGTCTAGCCCATTGAGTTAATGCCCTTAGTATTTCTACTAAGATACGGCTTGCGCCTTTTGGCTCATTAACTATCATTTACCACCTAACTAACCGCCGATAGTTTTGGTTGGCTAGACTTGTGTTAGCTCGGATTTTACTAGCTTGTCTAGGTTCTATGTGTAAAGTAGCTTTGACCATTACAAGAAAAACCGATTAATTAGCTTATTGTTTCGCTTCCTAATTCAAGACACTAACACTTTTATAATAGCATACTTTATTTTATTTGTCAATACCATGTTATCGTTGGATTCCACGGATAATTAGGATAGGGGTTAGGACAATAGGGATAATAATCTGGCACATAGTAGCTTCTATTAGGGTTATTAGCACACGAACTACATCTTCTATCATTATCACTACATGTCTGTCTGTAAGGGCAATCCCTTATATTATTTCTATAATCTGAATAATAGGTTGTTTTTTCTGTCATAATTCTACCTCACTTGTTATTTTATTAAATTGGTCTTGTAAATAACGGATAAAGTCTCTCATATTCAACATATAGTCGGGTATAATAGAATCATCATTGATTCCTAATTGGTGTTCCTCTTCTTGTAAATGTTGTAGTAAGGTTTTAATCTCTTTAAGCATTTGTATAAGCTCGGCTCTGTTAATGTGTTTCTTTATTGGTTCTACGTGTTCTGGTAATAGCTCTTGCGTTAGTTTATGCCATGAAATATTTTTCCCGACATTCATTAAGGTTAAATCGGGATACTTCCTAGCGAATTGAATACATTGTTCTATTGTTCTTTGACTGATACCTAAAGAAGTCGCAACGTGTGACGACATTTTCATGTATCCGGCATCGGTAAAGCGTTTCTCTTCTTGCAGGAGTCTCTGGCCTACTAAATGCCTCCCTTCGATTAAAGCCCATCTTGACGTAAACTCTGTTTCTACAATAGCATCTTTAAGTTCTGCAATAAAATCTATATACCATTCTTGAGATTCTAAATTAACTATATCCATTATTTCTCTCCATTTAAATATTGTTTCATTAAGTGATAAGCGTACCTTTTTAATGATTCTGCTTCTTTAATGTACTTCTCTAACTCTTCCGGCAGGATTCCTAAGATGTCAGAAATAATTACACGCTGGTAAATACTATACTTATAATAACATTTAAATTCAAGGCTCGTTAACCCTTCCCATTTTCTTCCCAGGGAACTTAGAGCTTGTTCAAAGTCACATAAATACTCCGCTAATACTGAAGGGTCGGTTATCCTGTCTCCATCTTTAAACGATAGTCCATCCTCATAAACACTACCATAATCCTCTGCAATAGCTTTTAAGACTCTTACGGAATATCTATAATCACACATACTTACCTCTATTATAATTATACCACATTTTAAAAAAGCATAGTTTAAAAATATTTATTGGAAAGGTATTGACATTTAGTTAAAGATGTGCTTATAATAGTACAGAAGTCTAATAACAGTTAATAGGAGATTGAGAGATGGATAACAAATTTATTGAATTACAAAAGTGTGGTTTTACTTGTCTTGAGTGTTCTAATTTCCCGTGTCAACCCAAACAAGAACTAGAGGGGAATATCTCTCCTATTTGTCTATCTTTTAAAGAAGTAGAATGCAAGTATTTTGAATGTCCCTACACTAATCCGGTATGTTATCTGTACTGTAAATAGCATGAAAACTTATTGCTCTCATTGTAAAACCTATACAGAAGATGGTACGTCAACTACCTCTAATAGATTCTTGGATAAAATACTTACGTATTGTCTAAGGTGTTATCATTTAAAAGGACAGGAGATAAAGTTTAAGGAGTAAACATGTACGAAGATATAATTAAGGAATTTAATCGCTGGGCAGATAATTTAATAGACGCTAAAGAATCGTATAAACAACATACCTCAATAGAAAACCAACGTGTCTTAATGGGACAAATAGAAATGCTTGAATTCGCTAAAAAGAACCTAAGGAGAATATGCAAATGATTGAAAAAACTTTAAAGTGGAACGCCGTAAACCCTAACCAATTTGTAGCATGGAGATATTTAGATGGTAAAATCTGTGTTTCGAGAAAACTTAGACCAGCACCTATGCCCTGGCAATTAAGTAAGTATAGTTGCAATTGATAAAGAATTAATGTTATAATTAAAAGAAAAGAGGTTCATGGAAGTTGCAAAAAGCATCCGCTACAGAGTAAACATTAGTCGTGGAATGAAAGGGAATGTCTCATTTGAGGCAACAGTGGACATGGAGGGGTTTTCTATGGAGGAAGTATTAATGGAAAGTGATAAATTCGTCCAAGCACTAGAACATCGTTATCCTAATACGGAGGTATTGAAATAATGGACACAAAAATAGAACGCTATGAATTAATCACAGTAGAAACAACCGAGAATGACAAGTATGGTAATCTAATAGTCAATGGTACTTACAAGGTAGGTGCAAAACGAGCTAACATATTCCAAGTTTTCCAGGCAGGCGCGGAAGTAAAACTAGGCTATGCTACTTATATGAATAAGGAATATATCGCTACCGCAGAACAAACAGGTAAACATATAGTAAAAGCCGACCCTACTCCTGATGATTTAGCTAAAGCCTATAAAGAGGCAGTTAAGGAACTACCCAAACCCACACAAGAAGCACCACAATCAAAATCTAGCCCTGTTAATCCTCAAAGTAATACAATGACACCATCCGGTCAAGAAATAGGTATGACAACGAAAGAAATAGGGGACATGATACGAGCTAATAAATTAAGCGTTATCTTTGGTGAAGAAACCAGTAAGAAATTAGTAGAGTGGTACAAGAATAGAATTAAATCTACTACGGGGAGTTAATCATGACAAACGAAGCTGAAGAACTGGCAGAGATAATATACAGATTCAAATACCCCTATGTTAATAACTTCAAGAGTGTAAGTGTCCAAGATATAGACAGTCTTGCTCAACACCTGGTTGCATCCGGCTACATCAACAAGAAGAACATCAAACTGACGGTGGTGCCGCCTCCTAAATGTAATGACTGTGATTTAGTTTCTGACTGTACGGGATGTGAAGTCTTATCATGTTCCGCTTTTACAGCACTAAATAATCGCAGATTTCAGTTAGCCCATAACCTTAAAGAGATAGGAGACTAAAGAAGATGGATAGTTATAAACTCATAGGATACTACAAATACATTTTTACTTTCAAAAATTCTCAAAACAAATTAGTCTGTATTGGTGGTGATGCAGGAGATATTTACAGAATGAACATTGACCCAAACAAAGAATATACACTAGAAGATTTAAAAGCATTTGGAGACATATTTTAACCAAACAGAAAGGCTAAACATGAATAGTGAACAGATTGAAAAGAAAGTCTACGAAGAACTAACCTCATTCAAGGATGAAGTGATAACCTCGCACTTGCAGAATGAGTTTCCAGATTATCAGAAGGAAGCTAAGACAATAGTTGATATAGTTATACAGTCCCTTGCAGATACACCGGATGAAGAGATGCTCTTGACGGATGAGGAAATAGACAGTCTTCCTTGTTTGAAGCGTTATTTACATCGGGATGAAAAAGCTGTAGCAGACTTTAAGAATGATGTAAATGATAGAGAAGAAGCAAGGATAGCCAAAGAAGTTTTATCTGCCGCCATTGTATCAAGCAAACAATCTTCTAAAGCACAACTCTCCAAAGTCCTCTCTAGAGTAAGGGCAAAAGTTGAGAAACAACCTAATGGGTATCCTGTTACTACTAGATATAATGACCCTCGTTATATGGATAAAGCATATTATGAAGGTTACGAGCGTTGCCGTCAAGACATACTAAAACTATTAGAAATAACCCATGACTAATGAAGATAAGCTGTTCTGGGAAAAGTGGTATAAATAGTTCCGTGCAAGGGGTTGCAAACATGCCGATTAACTGTCCGAAAAATAGAATAGATTACTTTGGTTGTATCCTCTGTGGTGAAAACAAAGAGGGTTACTGCTGGGCTTTATGCCCTCCGAAAAGTGAAAAGCGTTCTCTAAAAGAGATATTAACCCCCGATGAAAGAATGTCTTTACTTGAAGATAAAGTATCTAATATCCAGTATCTTGAAACCATAGAAAACTTAGAGGAACGGTTAGCTTCTTTGGAGAGTTTATCTTATGATATTCAAAGACGTATCCAATCTTTCCAAGAAACAGAAAGTAAATTTAATATGATGTATGACACCATGAATAATACACTTTCCAAGTTCTCTAAGAAACTCGTAACATTAGAAGATAGTAAATCTAAAGGTATTAATAGTAAATATAATAAATATAGTATTTAATATATAGGGGTGTAATATTGTAGCTGTGGGCGTTACAAGCGTTACAAAATAGCTACAAATTATCATTACATAATATTACAGGCATTACAAGTATTACATCCGTTACATATATTACAAGAAAGTGGGTTTAAATGGCAGAGAATTTAAGTGAAAAAGTACGAGCATATGTTAAGTTAATTCAGGGTCGTACTATTGATATAAGTAAATTAAGAGGTGAGTTAAAAATTGACCCTTCGTCCCCGGCGTGGGAAGGGCTTAGGGTTATAATACATCGTCTAGTAGATGAACATATTTTAAAACCTTCGGGGAAACAAGATGGTATTTATAAAGTCATAACACAAGTTCAACCCGTTAGGGTATTTCTTCCAGGGAGAGAGCGCAGACCTATTTTCAATTTAACATTCCCTCGAGACTTTGAAAAAGGTATACAGATGGATTTCGCTGAACATATCATCGTTAGGGAAGGTGATTTAATTACTTTAGGGGGTGTTAAGTCAAAGGGCAAAACTACTATTTGTTTATCTTTTTGCGCAGAGAACATCGAAAGAAACCCTGTATTAATGGGGAATGAATATACAGTTATGGTTGAAGGTGTTTACGAACCAGCTCCTAGATTTTTAAATAGACTTGACAAGATGAGCGAGTGGGTAAAATGGACAGATGAAAATGGGATGGATAAATTCACACTACTCCCAATTCGTGATGATTATGCTGAACATATTGTCAAAGATAGAATAAACATTATTGACTGGATAAACTTAGATGCCTCTGAACTTTATGATATTGGTAAAGTCTTGGAAGATATTAAAGCAAATTTAGGGAGAGGTGTAGCAATAGTAGCTTTACAAAAAGGTGAAACCGCAGAAGGGGCAAGGGGAGGACAATTTGTTAGAGATTTTTCAGATGTTGAATTGCTTTTAGATAGTTATGGAGATAATTCAGATGATATTCTATTAACTGTTAAAGGTGTCAAGGAAAAGACCGCCCCTATTTTAGGTAAAACGTACAGCTATTCTATAGTTGATTCAGGAACTAAGATATATAATTTCAGGGAAGTAATTAAATGTCCTGAATGTTACGGTAAAGGTTGGAAGAAACAAGGTGTATTAAATATTCCCTGCCCTAGGTGTCATAAAAGTGGCTGGATTGACAAATAAGGAGTTTTTATGGATATAAACAAAGTATATTTAGGGGATTGTTTAGAGATAATGCCGTCTATAGGGGATAAGAGCATAGATATGGTATTAACCAGTCCGCCTTATGATAATCTTAGAACTTATGGCGGTAATCTACAATGGGATTTTGAAGGTATAGCTAAAGAATTATATAGGGTAACGAAAGATGGTGGTGTTGTTGTTTGGGTAGTAGGGGATGCTACAATAAAAGGAAGCGAAACAGGGACTTCATTTAGACAGGCGTTGTACTTTAAGGAAATAGGTTTTAACTTACATGATACTATGATTTATAGAAAGGGTGGATTTTCATGCCCTGCTAGTTCAAAGAGATATTTTCAAGGGTTTGAATATATGTTTATTTTTAGTAAAGGTTCTCCAATGACATTTAATGGTATCAGAGAGCCAAGAACTACTAAGGGAAATAGAATAATAACATCACGTCAGGCTAATGGTGAAACAGTGAAGCGCACTAACATTATGTCTGATACTAGGTTAAAGAGTAATGTCTGGGATATTGATTGTGGTTATATGCGTTCTACTAAGGACAAATTAGCTTATGAACATCCGGCTTTATTCCCAGATAAGTTAGCCCACGACCATATAGTAACATGGAGTAATGAGGGTGATTTAATTTTGGATTGTTTCGCTGGAAGTGGCACAACTGGTGTAGCCTGCCAGAATCTAAACCGTAATTACATCTTAATAGAAAAAGAACCCAAGTATTATGAGATAATCAATAAGAGAATAACAGAACATAATTTACAAGGAAGATTTTAATTGACAAATAAATTTAAAAGGTATATAATATAATTAAGGAGAATAGAATGTTAAAAAAGATTTGCGAAAAATGTAATGGAACTGGGAAGGTAAGTAACCCAAATTCTTGCGCTATACCTATTTGGGGGAAACTAATAACTGTAGAAGTAATTTCAATACGTGAAATAACAAACGAAGAAGCATATGAAGAAGGTGTAAGGTTTATCAAATTAATGGCAGAATATTCACATGGGAAATTCTTTGATGGTATGTGTAACGAAATAAAAAAGAATCATCCGGCAAATGCGTTTCATAATTAAAGTCGTAACATCATTACGGTAGTTCCCTGCAATATGTTGCAAACATTATGAGACACACGGTAGTTAAAATCTAAGGGGATGTAATTGAAAAGTAATATAAAGACACACAAGATGGGCAAAACACCTACATTAAGCAATCTAAAGAAAAAGGTATGGGGTATATTTTCTATTTTTATACGTACCAGAGATTGTTTAAAGACTACAGGCTGTACTTCGTGGGGTTTATGTTTTACATGTGGAAAGCGATATCATTTTAAACTTTTGCAGGCCGGACACTTTATTCCAGGTAGACATAACGCTAACTTATTTTCAGAAAAAGGCGTACACGCTCAATGCTATAATTGTAATGTCAATTTAAGGGGCAACCCTTTAGAATATCGCCGGCAAATAATTTTAATGTATGGTGAAAACGCAGATTTGACTCTTGAAATTGAGGCACAACAAATTAAGAAATTTACAGCTCAGGAACTTCAAGAACTATATGAATACTATAAAAATAAAGTAAGGGAATTAGGAGGATAAAATGTTTAAATTTATTTTTTACAAGGGAGACAAAACAGTGGGTGAAGCAAACGCAGAAACATTAGTAGCGGCACAAGAAAAACTAGGACTTAAAGATGAAGATTATGACTTCTGTGATGATAATTTACCAATAGAAGAAACCAGTGTCGCAATAGCTGTTGAAAAGAAACCCCGTAAACCTCGTACTGATAAAGGTACTAAACGTAATGTTGACAATAAATCTAAAAAAGTTGACAATGTTACACGCAAGAAACCTGAATACTTTTTAGCGATAAATACCATACTCCAAGTAACACCTTTAACACACGATGAGGCTGCAAAAACTATTGAGGGATTAGAACCTCAGGATACAGTCCGTGTCATTATGGGGCATGAGATAAGTTTCACCCGTAGTGTCAAGTTTCATTTTTAAAGGAGTGTATATGTTGTATGGTTATGAAGTCCGAAATCTTGCTCATGAGCATACTAAATTTCTAGTAGGGCTTTTAGAAACAACCGATGGGGTAACATTAAAGACATGTGAATATCTTTGTGATACGGTTTTTATTCATGCGTGGAAACATTGTAAAGAGGATATTATCCCTGCACGAGCAACTAACGGTAAATTTATAAAAAAGTAGTAACGGTGATACGAGATATGAAAGTAAATTGGTTACAATGGCTTTTTAGAAAACAATTTAAAATAAGTAAAGTATTTCACCAAACTACAGGCACATACCAATTTGTCAAGAGGGATACTAATGGGAGGTTTAAGAAATGAACATTAAACAATTTCTATGTGGATTATTCGGGCATAACTGGTCATTATGGATACCAGGAGTTAACGGTAAAAGAGAATCTAGATGGTGTTGCAAATGTTATCTAAGGGAAGAAAGGCGAGTTATATGAACTCAATGGAGAAAAGATTAAAGGTTCAGTCCGGCGCACCGATAGGGGCAACTTGCCATTATGAAAGACAAAATGATGGGTGGTATGTAGTATGGGGGGAGGACTTTGAAGCTGGTGGCAAGAAAAAGGTCTCTGATGAACAAGCGTGGTATTTAGAATGTGGTTATCAAATAGGGAGGCAGGATGCAAGTTAAAGATGTAGATATTATTTATAGACAGTCTAACCCTGAATATAAAATCTATTGCATTGGAGATTGCCACACGGGTACTATCCACTGTGTAGAAACTGATTTAATTAGAAAGATAGACGAAATTAAAAACACCAAAAACGCTCTATGGATAGGGATGGGTGACTATGCGGAATTTATCACCCCCAAGGATAAGAGATTTGACGCTGATATAAAGTCTATCTGTGATTGGGTAGAGCCTGATAATCTAGGGACTTCACAAGTAAAACATTTAGTTCAACTACTTTCACCAATAAAAGATAAGTGTATCGGGTTACTTTATGGGAATCATGAGAACTCAATCAGATTAAACAATCATGAAAACGTACAAAAGAACTTATGTGAATCTTTAGGCGTGGATAACTTAGGCTTTTCATGCTTCCTTAAATTACACTTCAAACGAGAACACTCAACAGAAGTACATTTAATTACCGGCGCTTTTACTCATGGCTCTTCAGGGGCAATAACTGAAGGTGCTAAGTTAATGGCACTCATGCGCTGGATGAACTCAATGAACGCTGACATCTATGCTTATGCCCATATACATGACTATTTAGAAAAATCCAAGACTAGAATGACGGTTAACGATGAAGGTAAAATCAAAGCTAAAACTTCTCAAGGTGTCGTAACAGGGTGTTGGTTCAGGACTTATACCCAAGGCACAATTTCTTCTTACGGCGAAGCAAAAAACTTTCCGCCAGGGGAAATCTGTTGTGCAGTCTTTACTATCAACCCAAATACCGGAGAGATAAGGACTGATAAATCAAAATGATTACAAAAGAATGGAGTTTGGGTGTCGCCCGTATCGCTAACAAGATGAGGACAAATGCTTATCCTCTATTAAACAATCCTGACTATTATACTTCAGGAGATGTAGAAAGAATCCTAAGCGCACATTATCAATTACAAGAGGAGTGGCTTAAACATGCAGAAAATCCCTCAAGGTGAATACGAACAAGCTGTAAGTGAATTTAAACATCAGGTAGGCATGACACTAAACGTCTTTGACATGTATGGTATGGGGGATTATATACCTTCAGTATGTGGAGAGATAGTAACCTTAGCGGAGCAGTTTGCTATGAAAGTACGGGGTAAAAATATTAAGATTAAAACAAGAGATAAACCGAGAGAAAGAGGTGAAGGGTAAGTGAGGATATTACTAGACATAGATGGAACAATTACACGTTATAACTTTAAGTTCCTTGCTAAAAAGTATTTTGGGGTAGACCTCTCCCCTATGGCGATTTATGCCTATGATTTATGTGACGTACTAGGCGTTTCTCAAATGGCTATAGACACGATGTTTAGAGAGCAAGTTTATGGTAAACCTGCGTTTTATGATGGGGCGATTGAGACATTAAACAAATGGTATAATAAGCATGAGTTAATTATATTCACTAACCGGACACACTACATGACAATTCCAGAGCTTACCAAGTGGCTTACAGATAACGGGATACCATTTCACGGGATAGACGAGGCAGGAGATAAAGAGTATGATTTCCACATAGACGATAGACCAGCTAAGTTAATGAATACTAATTCTAAAATTAAACTTTTATTCAGTCAGCCTTGGAATACAAACACTCTGAACATTACAGGAAAATTAAAGAGGGTTTATAACTGGTTAGAGATTAGAGAAATAGTAGGAGTTTACGATTATGTGTAACCATTATTACAAATTTGAACCTCAGGGTCAAAAGCTGTCTAGGGGAACTTGCGCCAAGTGTGGTGCAGAAACAGAGGGGTTAAACGGGTTCCCCGATAATGCCTATAACTTTGACAACGTATTCCCTTTAGAGTCTAACCCTAAACGAGTAATGGACAATGATGTTGAACGTATTTTAAATGACAGAAGATACCCACACATATTTGACAGACACCTTTAGAAGTGGTATAATATAGATGTAGGGTGAAAATAGCCAATGGGTAAGGCTATAAACCAGTGAGGAAAAAGCGAACATTTATAGGGTATGGTTGCATGAGTAATACAACCTCCTATAATAGCAGGTGAAATACACACCTACCCTACACCAAAATTTTAGGAGGATAGAATGAATAAAAAAGTTAAGGCTTATGTAGACAATCAGTATTTAATGTTTTTAAGTAAAATAGATGCACAAAATAAAATCATTAACGAACTTACAAGTAAACTCTATGATGTTGGGAGGTCGGATTATCTGCTCCATCCCATTTGGAAAGCTCTCCATATATTTCAAGATTTTAAAAATAAAGTAGAATCATCCCATACTATAGTTAAAGAGTGTAAAAAGTGTGGACATCCTACCGTACACTTAGTAGGTAATGCACCTCTTTTAACTAGGTGTTTAAATTGTGGTACTGTATGGGAGACTACTACTAAAACCGTAACCGAAGTAAAAGATATATCCAAGAAGAAGTAAATGGAAAACAAAATAATCATGAATTGGTTTATCCAGCAAGAGCATATACCCTTACTTTTTGCTCGCAGGCTTTCAAGAGTCTATGATGAATGGGTATTACCTAATCATGGTAAGTTTAATGAATCAAACATTCAAAAGTGTCTTAATAAAATGATATGGGAATCTAGCTGTCCTATATGTAAAGAGGTTACAATCTGGTGTGATGATATTATTTATCAAGGCGGTGCTACTATCTGGCATTGTTTAATGTGCGGATACGAAAAGAAACCGCCTGATACCAACCCTAATAATCCAGATAAAAATATACCAGTACAACCGATTAAACCTTATGGGGATGGAGTGCCAATGTGAAAAAAGCTATTTGTGAATTAACTGGTAAACCCTTTGACTGTAAGACTTGTAAGCATAAAGACGATTGCGCTATATGGGCATTTGATGATTCACTTTCTAAGTTAATGAAACAAATAAGAGAGGATGTAACGGAGGATTTACGTGAGAATAAATGATATGGTTTTGATTGAGTGGGTAGATTCTCACGTCTCTTACGGGTGGCTGGAAAATGATTTAACAAATGACTTACTCCCGTTATGTTCTAGTGTAGGCTTTTACTTAGGTGAGGATAAAGACAAACTTTCATTAGCGTTTGGTACAAGTGAATCCGGAATGTATCTAATTAAAATTAACATCCCTAAAGGGTGTATTAAAAATATCTATAAACTAAGAAAGGCGTAACGGTGTTGCGACAATGAGAGAACTTAAAATAAGATATACATTTAAGAGAAAAGAAGATGGTAAGATATACCAAGAAATTTCCCCTATAGAATGTATTGAAGGTAAAGGGGACACTCCATTTGCTAATATTTATAGTACTAATATATGGGAATTAATAGCTCGTGATTTATACACCGGACTCAAAGACAAGAACGGTAAAGAGATTTACGAGGGTGATATTGTTAAACATTTTGGATATTATATTGGTGACACATGGTTTACTAGTGGCATAGGTACTGTCTCCTATGATGATGGTTGTTATTATGGTGGAGGGGAAGTGTTAGACCACTGTTCTATTTTTAATAAAGGGATTGAAGTCATCGGCAATATCTACGAGAATAAGGAATAACATGTGCTTTAAAAAGAAATATACTTTATTACACCCCGAAGAACAACCTGACTACTCAATCACTATGCAGAATTATAACTTAGATGTAGTGTTTGATAAATGGTTTAATGATTACCAAGTCCCTATGGATGAATGGGATTATTGGAGAAACAAAATTGAGGTAGACGTTACCGATACTTTAAGTTATCCCGCCGCAACATGGGACACCCCTAACGGTAGGCACTTGGCGGTTAGACCGGAATATCTTAACGCTGGAATTATAGCACATGAGCAGGCGCATAACTCTTATGCTCTTTTAACGATAACCGATAAAGCCAACTTTGCCATTGACCTAGAACCTTTAAAAAAGACGGGCATTGTTCAATATCTTTTTTCTGTAAATTCTTATGGGTTATCTAATCCGGTGGAAAGTCACGCGGAAATTTACCGATACATTTCAGTACCATTGGAGTTAAGAAAATACTACCCCAAGTTATTTCCTTAGCGTTCTAAAAACGCCTACAGTATGATTTTATGTTAACCTAATCAAATAGTATTGACATAATGTTTTAAAGCCCAGATTTTGATTATAGTGCGTCTCAAGTATAAAAGAAACGAGGTGGTAAACTAATACATAAAAACTATTTAAAAGGCACTCTCGTTAAAACCATAGCTAAAATTTCATAAAGAAATGACATTACGTAAAGTAGAAAAGAGTTAATAAATTCTTGGCAAAAAGTATCTGTCTTATTTGTAATAATGAGTTTGAATCAAAGAGACCTAATAAAAAGTATTGTTCTCCTTATTGTGAATATAAAGCTTTTGTATTAAAGAATCCAGATTATTTTAAAAATCATAATAAAAAGTGGAGAAACAAACTTTCCGAAGAGGTGTTTGACCATTATAGTAAAGGAACGCTTTCTTGTGCTAAATGTGGGTTTAATGATATTAGAGCATTATCAATTGACCATATCAATGGTGGTGGAACAAAGGAAATACATAGAATACAAAAGGAAGGTGATTGGTTTTATATAAGACTTAGAAAAGAAAAATTTCCTGAAGGATATCAAGTTCTTTGTATGAACTGTCAATTTATAAAGAGACACGAAAATAAAGAATATCGGGGAAAAGCCATTGAATATATAAAGACATAAAGTATTTATTATGTAAAGGAGTGTTCTAAAAAGGAGGGAATATGGAGTTTAATCTGGCGAGTTATCTGTTCTTGGGGTCAGTCCCGATTATCGTTGGTATTGTCCAAGTAGTCAAGGCTTGGATAGCCGATGAAAGATGGTATCCTGTAGTTGCGATTGTCCTTGGGTTGGCAATCAATATGGGACTGGCAAGCGTAACAGGGGTTGATTATGTTAGTGCGCTTGTTATGGGAACTATCGCAGGGTTATCAGCATCCGGCCTATATTCTATTGCTACTGTAGGAAAATAGGAGGTATAAAGCATTAAACAAAAGATAATAAAGGACAATAAAAAAGAGGGGGAGGGCAATTAAGCCCTCCCCCTCAATCTATTTATATTACCACCCAGGAACAAAGTTTACGGTCACATATACTTGTGTGCATCTAGCTTCATGTGTATTAGTACAATTCAGATACACCCCTGCCTGTAAAGCGTTTACCTCACTTACTGTCCACGCCGCACTGGTATTAGGATTAGTCAAGTAAGTAGTTGAATAATTAGTCCAATTCGTATCTAATACAAATTTTGTACCATTGTATGTACTGCCGTTTGTCTTAATGACAGTATATCCATTACCACTTACAGCATCAATCCTTCTCATCCTGCACGTTATTACTACTGAAGTTATAGTTGCCGAAGCATAACTCAAAGATGGTAGGTTATATAGGTCTGTCCCAACTGTAGGAAATTCTGTTTTAACATAAGTAGTATCTTCATCCGGTGTTGCTTCGTCTACATAAGTATAGTTATTAGCACTCCCCGCACCAGCATTAGTATTAAGAACATTTGCATCACCAGCGGCGTTGGGTCTAAGTATTTCAGTTTGAGCATCGGGAGGATTTAAGTATAGGTCGGCATCACTTAGTTGGAATCTAGTTACATAAGTTCCATTTACAAAGTCCCAATCTTGGGTAATGCCTTCAATAAAATAATCCTTATCTATTCCGGCATCGTTGTTTCTTACCGTGACCCTATCACTGATTTTTCTTGCAAGACATTGTGTCCACTTAGTACTTGAATCAGGTGTTAATTCAATAGAATCTACCCTACCTGCTACATCGGAATATCTAGCGATAACATAAAGAGCTAGATGTCCGGCTTGAGTATCCGCATTATGTAGTGTAGTCCTAACGAATGTTCTCGTTCCATAGTTGGTTATAGAGGTTGAATTAGTTTCTGTTTGTTCAGTCCCACCAGTTCTCGTAACTCTGACATCGTTGAATAAAAGGACTTCATCTAAAACATAACTAAAGTCTGTATAGCCTATTTCTCCTGCATCATCCCCAAATGTAGCCTGTGACACAGTATGAGGGCTGGCAGTTCTATGTGACCTATCTTCGTAAAGTAAATCACCATCCGTATCTTCATACAAAAGGCTTAGTTCACTTTCTTGACACTGTTGTAAATGATTTAAAGCGTTCTCATTTACTAAGGCTCCAGTAGCTTGGAATAAGTCCTGTCCGGCATCTAATGATTGCCAGCCTGCGGGGATGCCACATTCTGTTAAGACAGCACCAACCCTAGTACCAGACTGTTGCGAAGCATACCCTGCATTGTTTAAACTCTGTAATGCGATTATTTTCCCTAATGCACCTACACAATGTAAAGTCATTAACGAGCCATACCCACCACCTGACAGATAAGATGGTGTGTAGGATTCTACATAGCCAGTAAAAGTATCATATATCCCATCATAAAAAGCCCTAATGTAGATTTTTTTCATTACAGTGACATTAGGGGTATAAGTTCCACCTGTGTTATCCGGCCAGTAATCACCACTGGTATTGTCTAAAACTATATCTAAAGTTCCTGATTCCATTCTATCAAGGTCGTGGTCTCTGCCTCTTACCGAGTGTATCTCACGAACATCGGAAGCTATATTAACCCATACAGGTGTAGTAGCTAAAGGAGAAGATACAAATGCCATATGTGCTTCAAGTGAATTACTTGTGGGAAAATCAGTAATCGTGGTTGTTTGAATATCATCTACCCAACTCTCAGAAGTACCAGCCCCGTTTGAACATTCTAACTTATTACCATAAGCGGCTGTAGCTGGCATTGTTTTGACGGCTTTTACAAGACTACCGTCTATGTAAATATCAAAACTAAGTGCAGCCCAATCAACATGTTTTATTTCTAATAAATACCAAGTGTTAGCGGATATAGATATTCCTGTATTTTGGTATGAGCCGTCATAATATTGTATTGCTTCGTCAGTATTAAAACGTACAAAGAAAGTATGTGTCCCATCACCATGACCAATTTCTAATCTACTGTTGGTGTCTTTGCGAATACGCATTGATAAAACTGTGTCCACAGTAATTGGCGATAAAGGAATTATAGCTAAAGTATTGTTTGTCCCATCACGATAAAGTCTCATGCAACGAGTAGGGGAATAATATTGTGCAGTATCTATTTCAGCCCTGCTAGTACCAGCGGCAGTAACAGTCCAAGTTACTGTACCTCCTGACGTTGCTACAGAATCACCATCTGAACCCCATTCAAAATTCTCTAACATTTGTGTCTCCTATAGTCCAGTTGTATAGTCTTTACGTTTAGAATTCCTACCGTACTTTAAAGAGATTTCACCTATCTCTCTTTGAACTAATACCGAACCATTAACGATATAAGTATCACCACCACCTCTTTGACTAGGTGTTAATACCTCTTCCCCACCATGTACCATAGCTAATTGTGGTTGCCCTATCGCACCAGGGACTACACCACCGGAATCATACGAAGGTAATGTGTTGGCTTTTATCCATGCCTCTTGACCTTCAGGTGTAGCAATAAACTCATTCCACCTTTGCATGGATAAATCAGCCCCTGCTGAATAATTTTCAGCAAGGTTAAAGAATCCTGCAAAACCCTGTTCTATAGTAATTTGTTTGTTTATAGCATTTTGCTGGTCTAAGTAATCCTTAACTAATTTATTGTGTTTTTCTTCTTCTAGGTTTTGTTTCTTTAAAGACTCTGTTAATAGGTCAGCTTGTTTAGAGGTATCCTCATAAGACATACCTAATTCGTCTACAATATCCGCTGTCTTTTCTGTAGTATCATTTACAGTTTTACTGTTAGATACCATATCTTCTAATGCTGTGGTATAACTGTTAACAGTATCTTTTGTCTTACGATAATCCTTCATTATCTTTTCAGAATCAATTAGATTACCGATAGTTTCACGAGCGTCTTTAAAAGCATTACTAACACCAGGTATCCAACCCAATAAAGCATCTAATGCTCTGATAACATAATCAACGGCAGTTAAAACAGCCACTTTAATATTAGACCACGCCTCAACAAAAAACTTAGAAACAGTGTCCCAATTTTCATATAGAACGATACCAATAGCAATTAAGGCAGCTATAGCAGTAATTATTAAACCTATTGGGGAAGCTGAAAAAACTGTATTAAGTGCTATCCACGCCATTTTAATTTTAGGTATAACTAAAAGTAAAGTCCCAGCCGTAGCTAAAAATAGACCTAATGCAGTAACGACTTTAATTAACGTGTCTGCTAATTTAGGATTTTCTTTAACCCATTCAGAAATTCCTTTTAAAAGATTTCCTACAGAAGATAGCAGGCTACTTATAGCAGGGAGTAAAGTTGTGCCGATGGTAACTTTAATTTCTTCAAATGTAGAACCAAGGATTCTTAATTTATTGGTTGGCGAATCAATGGTTCTAGCTAAGTCCCCCTGTGCTTTTCCTGTTTGTTCCAGCAAAGCACCATAACGAGCAAGGACTTTTTGCTGTTGTGTCATTTCTTCGCCTTCGGCAATCATCCCTGTTCTTAAGGCGTAAGTTTGCGTGGCGGTTTCATTAATGACAATACCTAAATCCTGTAAAGGTCTAGGCATCCCAACAAGTCCAGACTTGATTTTATCAAATGCTTCAGTCACGGGTAGATTGTAAAACGAAGCCATATCATTAGCTAACTGGACAACACCCGTTGACATATCATAGGCGGCTTCTTCAGTTAATCCCATAGAAGAAACCATTACATAAAGAGTACCTACATTTTTCCTTAATTCATAAGCATTTAAGCCTAGTGATTTACTAAGTTCTTCAGACCATGCCTTAGCAGCGTCAGCGTTTTTACCAAGTGAAACTGTAAAAAGGTTTTCACTTTCTACTGCATCCATAGCGGATTTAATAGCTACACCCATAGTAGCAGTTATAGCAGCCCCGACCGCCGCCATAGCGATACCAACTTGTTTAAGGGAGCTTGCCATATTTTGAGAGGCTCTTTCTGTTGCCTTTTCAGCATCAGATAATCCCTTTTTAAGTTCATTGGTATCTGTAGATATTTTAACTACAAGTTCACTTAAAGTTTCAGCCATTTAAAATCCTTTATAGAAGGGCTTGTACTAAGCCGTAAATTCCACCGCCAGTAGATAAAGCTATTACCACAACTGCAATCCACAGCTTATTGATATTCTTGGTGTTGCTTTCTACTCGTTTACAAAGTCCTGGGTTGCCATTAACCCCTAAAAGGACAGCGTGTATTTCTGTAATCTTGTCGTGGTCGGACTTTTCAATCATGGCAACCCCTCTCTACATAGCTAAAATCTTACTAAGTATCTCAGATACATCCTTCATGTTTTCAAAGGTCACAAGTTCCCCAGCTTTTTCTAGTGTTATACCAGGGTGATTTTCTTTTAAGAGCGCATAAACAATTAAGCGTAAAGTGGTAGCAGATTCCTCAATCATTTTCTGCTGAAGTTTAGCTAGCCCGAAACCCATCGTTTGTTCCAAATTAGCTAAGGTTGTAAGATTCATTAAGGGTATTTTGTAATCTTTACCGTCTGCAAGTTTAATAGTCCTTGGTTTTTCTTCGGTTAAAATATTATCCTCTTCCATAAATCCTCTCTTGTGTATTACTGTTTCGGCAGCTTAATTCCCTTTGCTGTAGCTAGAGATTCTAATGTTATGTTTTTATCTTTAACTTCCCTGGTGGGTTTTGAGTCTAAAAAGTCACTAGCTTTATATACTTTTGACCCTCTTTTACTTGGGACGGTATTATAGATAGACGCCATTAAATTGGCAACTGAATTTTGTCTGCGCCATTCATCCTCTGATTCTTGATAGTAAAGTTCTTTAAGGATTGCGTTTAACTTCTTTGGAGTTAGTTCGCCTATTTCTTTTAGATTAAGATTGGTTTTCCTTAGTAAGTAAACAATTTGTTCTATCATGATTCCATCTCTAGGTTATTTATGTATTTGTCTACTATACTATCAGTGATTTTAACCTTTAATTCATTCTGGAATAAAGCAATAAGTTCATTCCCTACTCTTTGATAAAAGATACAATCATATCTACCTTGTGAAACAGGTTCATTAAGCCAATATCTTTTGGCTGTAGCTTTGACACTTTGGGTTGTATAAGAACGGCGTTTGTCAGAGGTTGTTTCTATAATGGATACTTCTAATACCCAATCTAAAAACCCTCCGACCTGTTTACCGTCTTTAATGATTTGTCCTATTTCACCATGTTGCATATTAGGCCGTAGGAGAAGTTAATGCCCCTGTTCCCTGAATGTCATAGGAGACAGACACGATACCGTCTACACTCACAGAAGGATGGATGCCAGTAATCAAAGCCGCACCTGTCCACTTTTGGGTAGAGTCTGTACTTTCACTAAACTCAATTAGAGCTTGGGTTCCTAAGCCTTTAGGTGCACCGTCTTTAAACCCTTCAAATGTGCCAGCCCAACCTGAAAGCCCTGCTATGTATGTCCTCACACCAGAGTCTCCGAAGTCTGTAGTCTCTAGTGCTTCCTGAACATAATCCAGTGACCATGATTTTACCCCACTAACTACTGCTACAGCCGTACCAGTAGTCGTTGTATATACCGAACCTGTTTTACCAGCTACATGTGCCATATCTAAACCTCCAAATTAAGTTATGCGCTCGCCGGAGTTAATGCCCCTGTGCCTTGAAAATCGTAACTAACCGATGCTATACCGTCTACGCTTACACTAGGATGTGAACCTGTAAGAATGGCTTGCCCTGTATAAAGTTGTGAAGCGGTAGCACTCTCCATTAAGATGAGAGCTACTATACTCCCTATACCAGTAGGCGCACCATCTTTAAAGCCTTCAAAACTTCCAGCCCATCCGCTTAATCCGGCAAGGTAAGTCTTAACACCGGAATCATCAAAGTCTGTAGTTTCTAAAGCATCCTGTGTGTAGTCTAAAGTCCATGATTTAATACCGTTAACAGTAGCCCCTGCTACTCTAACTTCACCTGCTGTACCTGAAATTTGCGCCATTATAGACCTCCAAAGTTATAATCATTTCTCGTATTACGAATCTCCCCAAGG